TTTGTTTGTTGATAGCACCCTTCCAATAGTAATAGAACATATTCAACCCATTTGGGGTTGAGATTATAAACATCTTGGTTGATTGACCCGATGTAATCGTAGGATATACGGATGAAAAGAATTCTTCGGCAATTTGAATGGGAATGTGGGCAAATTCATCGAGCAGGATACAATTGCTGATTCGAACTCCATTTGCATAATATGATGTGTGTTCTTCGACTTCCATCAAATCATAGACATCCACTACACCCCAATCTTCAACACCCAATACACAAACATCACCATCACATCCATCAACAAATTCTCCAACCCTCAAAGACATAGCAGAAACAAAACCTCTGTCTGACGACATTATTTTGTGATCCGATGTGCAGATTAGTTCTTCATTGTTTTCAAATGTTACTTTAATAGTTTTTTGATTTGGTGCTTTACTTATTCCGTGGAACTTTTTAAATCCTGTATGAGTAAGTACTTCCCATCTACCATCTTCGTCCCCTTGTTCCAAGCACCACCTTGTCGCTCTATTCGAGCAATCGCTGCTAATCGCATCTTCTCTTTTGCTTCGGGAGATCGTTTCATTCCACGATGCTTTTCTGCTGTCTTTCGAATTTTCTCTGGATTCTTGTTGATTTTGTCGGAGTGTTCTTTGGTCTTCTTTACTCCCTTGAGGAGTTTCGATATATGTTCCCCAAATTCCTTTGGCCGAATCATCCCCAATAATCGACCTTTGTTCGCATCTGATATTTTCTTTCTTGTTGCTTCTGTATTTTTCTTGCCTTTGTGTCGCTCTGAAATTTTCTGCTTGGTTTCTTCGGTGTGTTTCATTCCTGTTCGCATTAGTTTTCTTGCTTCCGAATAGTTTTTCTTGACTTCCAACAAAGCACTCGGTGGTAATTTTACTTGTTTTCCCTGTCGTCCAGTTACCATCTTGTGATAGGCATGACACATCTTGGCCTTCTCTATTCCATCCAAGAAGTGCGGTAAAAGTCGATGTGCTAACAAATGTTCTCGTATTGTCAGAACTACTATGTTCGCCTTGAGGTTTGCTCCACCCAATGATTTTGGAATTATGTGATGCTTCTCTGTTGATATCAAATCTACCATAACACGATTTTGCCCATTTTCCATAAGGGAAAAGTACCACTTCTTGTATTTGTTGTCTATCATTTCCATATTCATATATATGATTATGGTTATTTCTAGACGAGTTCGCATATAACTCTCCGATGGTAGTGTGAATCACCTCATCAGTAAGTGTATTTTTAATTATCAGTTTACTATTAGCAGATATACAATTAAATGAACCGCCACGAATAGCAGAGGAAGAAGTAGCACTTGCTAGAATCTTGGAACCATTCTCCAACATAATGGAACCTTTGTTCCATTCGACTACACCCTGCTGTAACCATTTGGGAAGATATTCAAATGCCATCTTGATTCTGCTTAGAATTTCAATAGCGGTTGCTTGCTTATTTGCTAGAATCGCAACATTCACATTTTGATTAAATAGAACATAATGAAGAAGATATGACCCAACCGTAGTTGTTTTTCCAGTTTGTCTTGGAAGTTTTCCAATTACGAATCGATTATCATGTAATGTCTTAATTAAAGATTCCTGATAATTATACATGTTGAAGGGAACTAATCCCTGATCGACAGCAACAATCTTAACATAATTCTTAATGAAATATATTGGGTTGTTTGAGCATTTTATATATTCTTGAACTTGTTCTGGAGTAAATTGCTGTTGAACACCAACAGGTTTAAGATTTGGGTTACCTAAATATCCATCTTTATGTTTCGTCATTTAATAACTCTTCATGATTTATATGCTTTATCTGACTTCTAGATTGATTGATTATATTCTGTAAATCTTTGGTAGAACCGACAAATATAGAATTATTCGTAGTGTTCTTGATTTGTTTTGTTATTTCTGGTTCTGCCTTGTTTGCTTTTTCATGTAACTCAACCAATCCAGTATTCATCTCTGTAATCGTTTTGAGTAAGATAGAAACCACCTCATATGCTCGCGGAGAATCGCTAGCAGTTGCGACTTTCATCATTCCATCTATAGCATTGAAGCCAGTGGATATGAGTTCTTTCATATTTTTTCTTGCTTCTAGAAAATCCTGTCGAACAAGGTCTTTCTTTTCTCTCTTTATTGATTTGACTGGTGATATCACAATATCAGCATCGACTATAGTCTCACTCACAACCTGCTGAAGTTCTTCTTTAATGGGTGCTGGAATATCCAGAATATTAGCTAAATATGTGTCACTATCTTCTTTCATTTAACCCTCTGTGTTTATTACATAAACTGGTTCATTATAATCACTCATATACATTGAATTTCCTGTAAATCCTTCTGCTGTAATTCCTATATCCAAATCTATATTCTTGATGATTCCTGTTGTCGGTTCACAGAATTTATTATAAACATAACCCTTTACCGTGAAGTCAAAAAGACTGGTAACGGATCGCCTGACATCATATGAACCTTCATAATCCTCATTCATGGCAACACTATTCAATGTGATTGGTATGTCTACCGATGGATATAGTTCATCTATATTTATGGATATCATAAATTCTGGCGCAAAATACGGAAGTATTTGTTCTACAATCTGTAGATTATCATCAATGTTTCTAGTGAATACATACAGACCAAAACTAATATTGTAAGGCACTTCAGAATAAGAACTTCTTCCTTGCTGAACTTTACGAGTTAATCTATTAATTTTTCTATTAACATCATACATTATGCTAGTCATATCAAATCCCATTAAAGGTAATGTGGTTTGAACGTGGGTTTCATCAGATATCTGACTTTCATTCTTCAATCTGTATATGAATTTTTCCTTTGGTCCATACATCAATGGAACTCTTAACTTCTCCGTTATTTGTTGATTTTCATCCTTACGGATAATATAAATTGAATTAAATAACGCACCAAACGCAGTTACTAGTTTTCGTATCGATTCGTTGTAGTATGTGTTTTCTATTGATAACATTAGCAGTTCTCAGAAAATGGGTTGTCTGATGAAAATTCAATGGCAAATGATTGCTTTTGGAGTGTATCGTTGTTTCTCAACGCACTATTGACTGGATCTTTAGTGATATTAATATTTGTTGTGGTAGCACTGAATGCGGTATATACTGCGCCAGATTCTACGCCAGCAAGAGTCATTCCTGATGTAATTGCTCCTGTGATATTCGCAAGGTAAAGTGTTTTTGGTTTTCCTGCGGATGAAATCTCTTCAACGACCAACGCAGAACCATTTTTCTGCGTTACTCTTTCTCCACCAATATAATGGGTAACTCCGGATATACTAAATCCAGTAAGTCCAATCATTGTTGCGTAGTCTGTACGTTTTGTAAATACGCTATCAATTTCTGAAATACCAGTATCCATTTCTTCGTGTGAATATGTGAAGAGTTCACATGTTACGGTAAAAGTTGTAAGGATGCCAAATTGGTAGAATGGTTCCTCATCCTTTACATAATTTATTTCAAAGATAGAACCAGATAGAGGATAATAGATTAAATCACCTTCTCTTGGTCTGTTTATCTCTGGTTGCTTTGAGGTTACTTCATCAAAGAATCTAGTTTTTGCAAATTCCATAGTCAATCTATCGGTGATGGCGATACCAAACTTGGTTATGATATCCTTGTTTCCACCAAACTTCAAAGTTTCAACTACATACATTTCAAGAGTATATCCATTTTTAAATGAACTCTTGGGGTCTTCTCCAAATATCGTATCAAGATTCAGATACTCTCTTGGTAAATAGATATGGTCCCTACCCATTGCCTGTATGGTTTCAATGGTAAGGTCGTTGAGTAATCTTTGCTCTCCTGAATAATCTTTGAAGTATGGATTTGTTGCCATATGTTAACCTAACATGAAATTCACTGGCAGTTCGTAGGAATCTCGAAGTTCTTGTTCTATGAAGTTCAACTCATTCATTGCTTCTTGATATATCACAGCACCCTTAAATGTAATGCCACCTGGTAATTGAACACCATCGTATTTTGACATATTCGCACCCCATTGCTTCTTAATGAGTGCGGTTACATATTTCTTCAGCAGACGATCATTGTATATCTTTGGATAATCAGATGCGTCAAGAACAGCATATGCTTCAACTATGACATATTCTCCAGCAACAATTCCTGCCATATCTCCATCAATGTATATCTTATCTGTTACTTTGCTGAATCTTATTGCTTTCTCTGGATCAAAGAATTGCTCAATAAGACTAATATACTGCATGGTCGAATCATATCCAGCTAATGGTATAGAAGTGTTTCCCTGTAATCCTCTGTTAATGCCAAAGTAATCAGTCAATGCCATTTGATACTTCACATCAAACATATTGGAACCAGTGAGATTACCAAATCTAAATAATTTGATGACACTCACTATATCGGTTCCATTTGGACGATCAATTCCACCTATTGGTGATTGAATGTTATTCGTCGATATATACCGCCCGTCGATATCCTGTTGAGTGAGTTGATAACGAAAGAAACATTTTTGCACTCCATCAAAGTGGTATTCTGAAAAGAATTGAAGTGCTTCTTCGAGACGATCTTCACATTGCTGCCAATCAACATTCACCTGGACAACGGGATGTCCCAAGGAGCGAAGAGCATACTCAATAAGAGTTTGTCTTGAATTTGGATTTTGTGATGACATATGAAAATCTCCTTATATTATTTATAAGGAGATTTTAGTTTAAGGATTAGAACCAGTGTTTCCTTGATTATTCTTTACTTCTGGTGGAGGGTCAAATACATTGACTGATATCTTCTCTAATTTTTCATATGGATAGTTTTCAATGTAATGTCTTCGAGTAATCGGAGTAATTGCCTCATCTGGTTTGGATTGCTCGTAGTTTGAGAATCCTGGCATCTGTAAAGGACATGCCAAACGAGGATAATCTAATTTAGAATACTTATCACCATCAGAGATTAACCAAGTTCCTTGACGATCTCCACACCCGCATCCAGCACAGAAGGACTTATTCTGTGTCTTGCTATTCTTGAGGTGTTCGCAGGGAGGAAGAACACCTCCAGTTTCTTTATCGCCGAAACAAGACAAAACCCTCAATTGTTTTATGGGTTTTGTAACTTTTTCGTTCTTGAATCCTCTAGAAGTAATCGCAGACGCAAAACTCTGCATCATGTTTAATTTCTTCTTGATTTCACCTTCGGGTTGTTTAATTTCTTCTTTTCTAAATTCAATATTTTCATTTTGCATAGAAGCACCTTTGCATTTGCATTTTATATTTTTTCCACAAGCACACGACATGTTACATCCTTATTATGTAGTATCACTATTCAATTACAATTCTTCTAAAAAAACTAAATTTTGCTTTTGTATTTTTTGGAATCAACAGAGTATTATATGTCAAGGCATATGTGCTATATTTATATTTCTTCTTCAATGATTGAGCATATATCATTCCACTATTGTTGATTTGAACTTTATTGCTATTGTTATTTATATAGTTTGAATTGAACATCGTGGAAGAATAATAATATCCATTCATTTCATCAGAAAATGTTTCTTCATGAGTAGTTAAATAATTTGCGTAGAAATATAATTCATATAGAGATGGAATATAATAATCAATGAATCCATTTCTAGGTTTATACTTTATGGTATTTGTCAACTTAGTTTTGATTCCACTAAATGTTAGATTATTTCCATATGTGTTGTAATATCCATCCCACAATGATGTATTATAATAGATGTCATTTTCATCTTCCTCAACGAATGGAATATTGATATTGTGAGTCATGTCAACGATGACTGCCCACTTCTTATCAGTTCCTCCTACTCCAAGATTCTGAGGATAGTGAGTAGATGCTAGATCAAAATCAATATTTCCATATAATGCTGACCCCTTTGGATTAACTGGAGAACCTGGTTCATATATTCCAATATAGATTCCACCTTGATATTCCATTCCTATTTCTAACTTCAGAGAATCGAAATCTTCCTGTGTTATTCTCTGTGAATCGTATGTGTTTTGAATCTTTGTTGGATTCGTCGGTGTATAGGTGTCATTACAGAATGGATTCATTGGATACTGAGATTCAACCCAATATCCAGTAGCACAAAGCGATTCTGGTGTTATATTACAGGTATATTCATATGACTTTGTATCACTTGATAACTCCAAGGTATAACAGGAACCAAAGGGTGAGTTCTTGTATGCCGTTGATTTGTTCATCATTTGTGCTAGTGATTTGTTTCCTGAGCAATTTGCTATTCCTTCATTACCATTATTCGATTTATACAAACTTTGATTACATGCTGCTGTGATTCCATAGATTGCGGGATTTGATAATGAACCTAATGCTGCGCATTCTGATGAGAGACAGATATTATCACAGATGACATCAGTTGGAAATCCTGTTACTGGATCTCGTGATATATGGCAACATGCTCTTGGATATCTCGCATCAATTACAAGATTGTCCCCAAATTCTGGTGCTGGTTTATAGCAATAATCTGATATATTACTAGCATCCAAGGTTATACCTGGTTCTGATGTTGGAGTGAACTTTCCCCTTATTCGTTCACATTCACATCGTGATACATTACATACCACTCCAGAATCAAGATACAACACTCCTGAATCTGGAGAACTTGTTGTAAAGTTCCACGGATATGAAAGAAAAGAAGTATCATCCACGAATGAACAAGCACAGCAACAACCCCTTTCAGTGACGACTCCTGGACAATTTACCGCAGCAAGGTTTTCTCCAGGAAAGTAATTTCCACCATCATCAAAGCAATCATAGAATGCCTTGAGTGATTTATTTCCATCCTTATCACAGCACACACCAATTCCATTCAAAACCTTTGAATAGTCTATTGTTGATTTGATTCGTGAACGAAATTGAATGGACATATGTTAGTTACTCGCAAAGTTCATAAGCATCGCAATTATCTACACATAGAATGGGAATACAGGTATCTAGATTATTTAGAGAAACTTTCACTAGTATTATATTGGAATCTTTAAATCTGTTTACGGGAGGAGTTATAATTGTATCTGTAGTTTGAATTGCGAGAATTCCCTCACAATCTCCAGCATCTGCTCCTTCAAATCCTTTTGGAGTTCTCTTTCTATCTGATGGATTCTCTATCCATTGTTTATCAAGACCAAGACGAGTCGGCCGATAAAACTTAAGAGGTATACACAGAGACTCATCCCAAGCAGAGGGCGCCGATGGAATACCCAATCCTGGAATATATGGAATCCAGTAGTCACCAGTGTTGGTTTCACCGAAATCACCTGGAAGACGATCATATTTACCTAAAATCCACCAGTTTCCATAGATATCTTGAATCCACCAATGTCCTTCATGCTGATATATTTTAGTGCATCTATCACATAGATATTCTAATAATCCAGGTTGATTAGGAAGATCAAGTTCAATACATTTTGGATTTTCTGGATCTAAAGTACAAAGCTTACATAAATTGCATTCATTACTTTTATATACTGGACATTTTCCTGCTGATACTGGATCTAGATCTGGAACTTTAAATGTTGGTGCTCCATCGATACCATCATCTGGAAGTTCAGGCATTACATACTTTGGAGAATAGAAATAGCATGGTTTATATCCTTCAATCTCTATTTCTGGACACCATGGAAATATTCCTGGATATGCTTCTGGTGTATACCAAGACGGCATAGGCGAACATTCGACTGGATCGATTGTTTGAACTTCTTCTATTAGAGCATTAATGTTTTCAATTTTATCTATTTGTCTGAATACTCTAAATGATGATGCTGGTGATGGTGTGAACATGGGATCAACTTCAGAATCTGGACATCCTCTATATCCTCGACCTGGTATTGGACATCCACAACCAGAATATATCCAAACTCCTGGACATGGATATATTCCTGCTAATTCGCATTCGTGTTTTCTACACACATCTCGTAAAGCAACACATTGGGCAAGACATGGATCTACCGCATGAATAAAATCACATTGATTAACACCATTGATTGTTCGACATGTTCCATAATCAACCCAAAATCCCTGTGAAGGTGATGGTGATTCGGGTGGTAATGTTCCAGAGTTTGTGCATGGAGCACTAGTTGCAGTTATAGTTTCAACACTAGTGGTGATATTAGTTGGACTTGTGCAAGGAGTACCATCATATGTACACAGAGAAGTTCCACATGATGGGTTACAACAATATAAAGTTCTATTTAAATTAGCCTTCCTACAACTACTTGTGGCGGACTCACATAAAGTGGTTTTCAATCTTAAATATTGTTCAGCTTCAGCATTTGTAATGCTTGAACATATAGTCCAATCAATGTCCGTATTATCACAATCTATTCCGCACTTATCTGGATTACTAGTATCAGTAGGATCAGAATTTGTACAGATGAAGCCGTTGTTTCTTCTATAACAGCATCTTACAAGATCAGATAGATCTTCATCTTTACATTGCATATCGGTAACTATACCACATAAATCAGCTGGAGGAGTGCCACCTACCTGATTACAAATTTTTCTAGTGACATTATTCCATGTCGCGGCATAACCACCAGGACCATTTTTTCTCTTATCACACCAACCAAAATTTACACAACAACAAGTACCAGCACTCCATGCTGAACAACCACTAGTGTCTGGTCCTCCACTACCTCCACCTGGAGTTGTTGGTCCATCTGGTCCAGCATTTCCTCCACCTTCATCGCCAGCACCTGTATCTGTTGGTGGTGGATCCACGAGACACGCAGAAGTACATTCAGCTTGAGTAACAACAATTCCACCATTAGATGAACCTTCGACACATGTTCCACTTCCATTACAAATCCATGTTGTTGTTGGTACATCACTACAACCAACACAAGACCCAGTGTTTTGTCCACTATTGTTAGTTGTAGTTACACACACACCACTGACACAAGAAGAATTCGATCCTGGTGTACCACCGCCACCTCCACCGCCACCTCCAACCTCGCAACCTTGAAGACACGCATTCAACGACTCATAAATACCATCTGATGAAATAAAACATTGTCCTGTATTAGTATTACAACTATATTTTTGTGGTGATGTGCCGTTACACAAACACTCACATGAAATTTCATTACATTTCTCATTCTCACCCATGAATATACCACCCAGAGTAGTACATGCTGTTTTTGATGTATCTTCCAAACAAGTTGTTGACCCATTGGTGTTACATATACAGCAAGCACCTGTGGTTGTCGTAAAATTACAACAATCGATAGAATCACATGTGCTATCATTAGTAGCAATTCCACCTAGTATTTGTTCACACTGAATTCGTGAATATAACCCAAGACATTTGCCATCCTTACAGCAGGAAACAGATGTTCTACATGGATCGTAGCAAAATCTTCCAGCAGTGATTGGTTCTGCCCAATTATCTCCATCTGGATTGTTTGGATATGTTCCACATGTAATTCCGCTATAAAATACACCACCAAAGGTATCACATTCAGAAACTGATGTGGTTTCTAAACATTTACCATTTGTACAGCATATTCCATTTCCAGAACCACATGTATCTTTACATGATTTCAATGGTGAGAAATTACCAAAATAAAAATCACATTCCCTCTTTGTTGAATAATCCAAACATTCAAGTGTTCCATCAGCATTTTCATAGCAGCATGAACCAAAAAAATGATTGGGAACACATTGAACATCAGGATTTCTGATGTTGTGTCCTCGTTGAGCAACACTTGCCAACCAAGTTGCGCCTTTATCATAAGACATGAATCCAACGATATTTCTACCACAAGTCAGATAATTTTCACCTTGTTCAAAATAAACATTCTGTGGAAAATGCCAAACATTATCAGATTCAAATACAATTGTAAAGGAAATGATTTCATTTATTGAAAATGAACTCATTCCAGTGAATCCACGAATACCGATTGGAGTCTCTGCTAAAAATGTTCCTGCCTTTGATATATCAAGAGTGATTGTGTCTTCAAATGGTTGAACTGGACCGATGTTTGAAATCAATGATCCAGAATTCAAATGATATCCATAATCACCAGATGATCCAGAATCCTTTGTTGTTTTTATAAAATTAATGGAACCTGTATGTCCAAGAAATCCTTGATTCTGAAATATCTTTACAGGAACACCAGATGCCATCGTGTTCGTTGACAGATAAAGTAACCCATAATTGTAAAGAGATGCAGTATTTAATGAACCTTGAATATTAGAACCATAATATATGCTGTCTATGGAGATATATTCCTGATTTGGTCCAGTGTATGAAAGATAGATAGATCCAGTTGCTGTTAATCCTCTGAAGTAGAAGGTTCCACCAACAACTTGACTAAATAACTGATATCCCGTTCCTTCTCTATTTGAACCTGTAATTGCTGCTGTATCAAAGTATGTGAATCCCTTGAAGGAACCTACTATTTCAGCAGTGCTTCCATCAGAAAATTCAAGAATTAAATTATTTCCTGTAGCACCAGATGATATGAAATATTTACCCCTAGGTCCAGTGCCTCCAGTTGTTCCAGTTGCTCCAGTTGCTCCAGTTGCTCCTGTTGGTCCTTTTGGTCCGCGTGGTCCCTGTGGTCCGTATAGATTAATTGATGAAATCGCACTGCTACTCATTGTTAACACAATCCTTCTAATTTATCTATACACGAAGCGCATTTATTATCCGGATCGGTGTAATACAATCCATTCATAATATGTTCGTTGTAGAAGAATCCATCGCAAGTGACTACCAATGGTATTCTGCGAACAGGTCTTAATGCTGCTCCCTTTATTCTTCTATCCTTGCTAGTCATTCTTCCCATATCGGTTGGATTTGATGAGTTGAATGTCTGTGTCAACATCTTCTGACCATTACAGACTGACATGGTGAATTTATAAGCATCGTCAGATGTGAATTGAAATGTTTGATTTGAACTGGTCAATCTGCTTGTAGCTAAGTATGGTTCTAGTCTAGCATCTATTTGTTCTAGACGATAATAATCCTTGTTCTTGAAGTCTTGTTGGTCCCATGATTGTAATCTACCTACACTAGTAGAACTCCAATATTCCTTTTCTACAAGAGGTTTAGAACCATCAATCATCAATCCATTATTCAAATCTTCTATATTGTTGTAGATATAATTCAATTCAGTTATACTTGGAATATACCAATCCCCATAACCATACAATGAAGATGAATTTATATTTGATATGACTCTCAGAGCAGAATCAAATGGATTGTTATCTTGCCAGACTTGAGTATATGCTTCTTTGAATTTTTGTATATCTGTTGTAATTTCTGTTTGATTTACAGAAGGATTCCAGAATGAACCAGAACCAGTTGAGAATCTCAAATAGGCATATTCATCAATACCATTTTCATCCATATCACGGAACCATAATCCTGGTGTCTGTGTTGATGTTTCATCGTAAATTCTTGTAGTCAATAATCCATCAACAGGATATGTTGTGACTTCCTCAAGTAATGCCTTTTGTGGGAATCCACTAGCATTTGCCTTGTGTCTTCCTTCTACCATTCCCCATCTCAAGTTTCTGCTTTGACCAGATGTCGCATCCTCGGGAGCAACAATCAATGCCCACATGATATGAATGTTATCAGCACCATATACTTGTTTTGCGAGATACTTGTATAGGTTATTATTTTCCTCAAAATATTCAACAGCAATTCCAGTGTTGATTAAATTATAGGAATATGTTCCATTATTTGCGCTATATGCTATAGTTCCCTTGAACATCACATCTGCTGGCCAGGAAACATTACCCAATTCAAATACTTGTTGAATGAATGGAACACCTGTTTTCAATAAGCACTTTGTCTGTAACGCTTCAACTGGAAGAATTTCTGGATAGGTTCTCGCAAAATACTTAATGGACCCATTATTCGATCCAGTGGCATTTCCAATACA